ATTTCCTTGACGTGCAATATCAATCAAACCTTCCGTACCTTCGTAACCTGCTGCTAATAAATCTCCTGCCCATCTTTTACCACGAATCAATTTAGATTCAACAGCATTGAAGTAACGTTTTTCAGTATCAGAGTAGTTTTTAAAGTACCATACATATCCTGATTGACCTGTAGATTCATTTGTAACTTCAATCCAAGTGATTTGAGCCATATTTGAACCTGATTCTTTTACCATTTCTTTTACAATAACCGGAGATTGCTCATAAGAAGCGAATTGGCTATCTAAAGATTCAGTAAATCCGAAAGTATCTTTCTTGAACTCGTTAGAGTCAACAAAAATTGTCAATGCAGACGTACCATCCCAACCTGCTGCTTCTCCACATAAAGCGGTAAATGTATCATCAGTAACAGCAGTAATCAAACCTTGACGGATTGAATCATTCGCAGTATTTCTAACGATAATAGTTTCGTTTACTCTGAAAGTGTGAGCTACAGAAGTAAATACATTAGAAGAACGAGTAACTCCTGTTGCCAATTGGCGAAGTCTTGCTTCTTCTTTCCATAAAATTTTGTCAGATGCAAAAGATTTCTCTTTACCTAACATTTTCAACATTCCTGTAATGTCTTGCGAACCGAAACGCTCAAAGATTTTCTTTTCTGTTTCTGGTAAATACTGATTCGCAAAATCGAAATCGTCACTACCTAAGTAGTTTTGCCCTGTAGGCACTTTAGACGCTGATGGAGTTAATACTACTCCTGGATTTCCTAATAAAGCCATTTTGTGTGTGTTTTTGTGTTGTTGTTTTTACTTTTTTCTAAAATTCTACAACAAAAATAGACTACTGAACGACTTTGACTGTAATATTGGAGTTACCACCTGGAATATTTCTTGCAGATTCCGTAGTAATGTTTTTTGATAGCTTATCTTCTTCTTCTGCTAATTTAGCTTTACCTAAGTTGTAGAAGTGTTCGGCAATTTTATCAGCGTTCATACCGAAGTATAATGCTTTATGAAACCCTTGCGAGTCTATCAATTTTCCATTTTTTGGGTCAAAGAACTTGTTGTTAAAGTTGTTTAAATCAGATTGTGCTTTTTTGGCTTCTGAAATACTTTCCGGTTTAATCACTAATTCCTCAAATCCTGTTTTTTCGTTTCCTACTTTTACTTTGAAACCTTCAAAGTTATCAGTAAAAATGTTTTCAGTTTGAGCAATGTAATCGTTTCGGTTTTCTTGAAACAACTTATCGTCTTCTTCTTGTTGCTTTGCGTAATTGTCTAAAGTAGTTTTAGCAATTCGATAGTCTTCAGGGATTGATTCGTCAGAACCTCTTGGAACCATAAATTCCTCTTTACGACTTTCTAATAACTTCAAACCTTTTTGATAGTCACGCTCTATATTAATTTGACGTTCCATAACGAAATCTTCTTCGTCAATATCTTCGTCAAACTCATAAGTTCTTTTATACAGAAATTCTATTTGCTTGTCATTTAAAGTTGGATTTTCCGCTTTTAAATTTTCTAACAAAATAGTTTCTTTAGGCTCTTGGCTCCAATCTTTTTGAGTAGCTAAGAAATCTGTGAAACTTGAATTTCCTGTTTTTTCTTTAAACTCTAAAAACTTTTCTACTTCTGGAGTTAATTGCTTAACTTCTTTTGGTTTTAAGTCTTCAAGTTTTTCAGCATTAATACCTTTCTCTTTTAAGAAATTTAATACTGCGGCTTCGTCAATATTTGTTTGAACGTTTTCTTGAGCTACTTCTTCATTTGGTTTTTCCTCCGTAACAACTTCTTTGGCTTCTTCAACCACTTCCGTTGGTTTTACTTCTTCAATAACCTCTTGAACTTCTTCAACTACTTCTTCTTTATTGTCAAACCAACTTGATTCACTTGAATCTGATTCAACTATTTTTGCTGTAAAATTGTTTTCTTGAGAAGTTTCAACTTGCTCAGTATTTTCAATTTTTTCGCCTATAATTTCTTCATCTTGTGGCATAATGTATGTATTTAATTAGATTTAATAGAGCAAATGTATAAAAAAAATCTATTGCATATTAAAATGTAATACTTTTTTTCGATAGTTGTTGCAAAAATGATAAATAGTAAGTAGGTTTGTGATGAAATTGTTCGTTGATATAATATTGAATTTTTGTTTGGACGGGAGTTCGATTCTCCCCGACTCCACTACGCAAAACGTTTATGAGTATAATTCCTCGTTTCATCGCTACGAGTTTAAACAACAAGCGGTAAATTTGGGGTCGCCTGGTTTTGACAGCAAATAAGTAGGTATTAAGGAGGATTTTTTCACAAAAATAACCGGCAAAGTAATTCGCCTTAACAATGAGCCATTAAGAATGAGCGCATAGTTACGAAACTTGGGAGAGCGACAATCTCCCTAAAATGAGTAAATGGCGGAATTGTGGTAGTAAGGTAGTGAAAATTACAATTAAAACACATTGGTAGACGCTAAGTAATTCTCGTGAGTTGGTTTAAACGAGATGTAAATAATAGCCAACGTGCAAGTTCAAATCTTGTTTTACTCACAAAATAGACACGGCATACTTGCGACAATTTATTTAGATGTAAATTACGCTTACATTTCAGCGGAAATGAAAAAACCCTATCAATTACGATAGGGTTTTGTTTTAAACCGATGTTCCTCCTTGTTTTTTCATAATATTTGTTTTTAAGATTGTTTCTGAGCTACTTTTTGTTCTTCGTTATTCGCTACTTGGATTACTTGTTCTTCTCGTAAATTTAACCCCATATAACCTAATATTTTTATAATTAGCGGAACGTAATTACTTGGGTGTAATTCAAAGTTTTGCAAATCACTTGCTGAAGCATTGTAAACCGGATTACCATTAACGTTAATATAAGTCCAATTCGGATTTTTTGGTTTTCTTAAAAAGAATAATTCAGCATAATAACCACTTGTAAGCATTGGGTCAATTCTAAATGATTCGCCAATTTTCTCATAAATAGGATAGGTAAACGTAGGCTTAATCATATTTGAATTTCTATGCTTATTGATTTCCGATTTATTTACTTCTTCAATATCAGTTTTTTTACCTTGTGCATTTACTAATGAAAGATTTCCTGCTCTGTATAAATCCGATCCGCTGTAATTCCAAGTATTACTTGCTAAATCATAAGTGAAATTACTTGTTGTAGTATAAGTAGCGAAAACGTCAATTTGCTCACGAATGTTTTTAGGAATATTTGCGTACTCAGTATTTGACATACGTTTGTTTTCCTTATTTAACCAATTTGTGTATTGATAAAATAGGTCTTCAAAAATTTCCATTTGCGCCAATTGAGAGAATTGATTAAACTCAAAAGGAGAGCAATAGCCTTGATTATTTTTATTCAAAAGCTCCATTACTACATTTCTAACTTGATTTACTCCTATCATTTTATTTTGTTTTAATCTTCTTCTAATTCAAACGCTTTCATTTCAACTTCATCTTCTTGATTCCTAAAATCAATTGGTGGACCACCATTTTCTTTTTTATAGTTTTCCTTGCTTTGATTAGTGTAACTTAGATTTTCTCTTTCCGTTTTCTTTTCTTCAACTTCCTCTTGTTTTTCAATTTGTCCTTTATTGATTACGTATTGAAGGTCAGTTTTTAAAGCGTATTCAACATCTAATGTTTTTCTTGCTTCATCGCCACGAGTTCTTTCTTTAGCTTCTTCTCCATCTGAAATAATGCCTTGAACTTTAGTTTTTGCATCTAATTCCATCGCAACAGTTTCTTGCTTGAATTTCTCAGAAGTTTGACTTGCTCTAATATTCTCGTCTGCCTGGATTTTGTATTCTTGTGCTTTAAGTTCTTGTTGTTTTTTAGCGTATTTATCCATTAAAATAGCCATATAACCTACCGCTTGTTTGAAGTTTTTAATGTTCAATACTTTGTATTTATCAGCAACAGATAATTGACCTTTTTCAATAGCAATAGTCATATCATTTTCCAATTTAGCTCTTTCTTCATCGTCTAAATCCAAATCTAAGTAAATCGCAAAATCTCTTAAATGTAAATCTTTCATTGACTCTAAATCTTCAACTGAAGTAGCTCCAATTTTACGAATTAAATCTTCTTTTAATGTTGGGAAGTATTTTAAAACATCTGAAATTCTATAAGTAGCGGCTTCGCAAACTCTTCTTGTGATTTCTTTTGAAGCATCTAAAATATGACGAGTTGCCGTATTGGAATTTAATGCAGCAATCTTTTGTAATCCTACTAATGATTCTTTATCAGGGTTTGAAGCGTCACTCGCTTTATTTAATCCAATAACTTCTCTTTGGTCATTTCGGTAAGAATCTCTTTCTATTCTTAATGCTTGTAACTTAGTTAAATTACCTGCGGTTTTCAATTCCGTAATTGGAATTTTAGAGTAATTATAAGTGCCATCAGCACCCATTGTTCTACCAACAATCGAACCTGTTTGAAAAAACATATCTAATAATCCTTGTGGTTTTAAAACGTTTCCGTCTCCTAAATCAACTTCGGCAATTGCGTCTTCGTCGATAAAGTAACCATCAGGCATCATTCTTTGAATCATCTGTTGCGCTTTCAATTCGCAAATTTGGATCAAATCATCAATGTTCATCATTCTAGCAACCAACGAGTCAATATAACCTTTCTCTTTATCAGGAGCAATCATTATATATTGGTCAAGTACTTTTTGAGTATTTGATTTTGGTCTAGCCATGTTTTCCATAACTTTCCATTTCAACATAATATCAGTACCTAAAACATATTCTCCTTCAAAGATAATTTCTTCTACTTTTGAAACTCTTTTGTAATCTTCTTTTTTAACTTTTGTAACGTCAAAAAACGGACTTGCATCAGATACAATTTTCTCTCCGGTAGCTTTTTCTTTTATTTTTTTGAACTTTTCTCTTGTGGTTCGGTAAGTGAAATATAAAATATTTGTAGTACCTTCTAATCTTTCGTTAGTAGGTGTATTGTAGAAATTATCCCAAGCTTGACCTGAATGACGTAATTGCTCTCTATACCATTCATTTTTTTCATCATTTAGCCAAGGGTTTTCTATTAAAACGTCGCTAATTAAAACTCTTTTAGCTTCTGCGTGCCAAAAACAATCTCTATAATAAGGGTCGTCAGTATAAGATTGAATTTTGTTTTCAGGATTTACTCTTTCAATCATAATTCCTCTTTCTGGAACCAATCTTTGCTTTACGCAACCTACTCCTAATTCAATTAAATCTCGGATTACTTGCGGATTTATAATGTTGTCGTAATCGCTATCTTTTAAAACTGTTTCAATAGCTAATTCTTGCGACATTTCGTAAGAAGGTTTGTACTCCAATTGTAAATGCAGTTGCATTTCTTCTTTAGTTTCTGGAATTTTGTCAATTGGCATATTGCTAACTTCTACTCCAAGCATTTCTTTAGCTTGTATAGCAATATCTTTTCCTAATTGGTCGTCTTCTATTGATTTACGATAATTTTCTTTGGATTCTCTTGAAACTTGGTCAATTGCAGTTGCTTTAACTACATAACCACGATTTGACATTCCATTGGTTGTGATGTTTACTAATTTCGGAATGATTGTAATTGGCTTTTTCGCCAAGTTTAACAAAGAAGTATCTCCATTAGTACCTAACTTATCAAAATACTTTGTCATAGGTTGCAATCCCTTAGCATAAATTCTTCTCTGCAAAAATTCATCTCGCTGAGTTTGGAATTTACAACTACTACCAAAATAAGGATAAAACCATTCTGACTGAATTGCTCTAGCAACACCCAATCCCCAATCAGATTGTTTCTTTTTTTCAAATGGGTCTAAAGGATTTGGATAGCCTACACCGCTTTTAATTTCAAATTTTTCTCGGTTATTGTTCATAGTAAACATTAATTTCAAAGCAAAGATAGAAAATTTTTATAGTACTTTGTAAATCAATACTATTTTTCTATTTAACTATATCTCTTAAACCTCAAAACTTGTGCTTTTTTCTCTATTTTAGGTCGATATGATTCTTGATTTATAGCCATAATACATAATCCACTACTAATAGAAGCATCATAATCAGTACGTTTTTTAGGGTCAAATCTTAGCCAATCTTGAAGAGTTTTGTTAAATGGCATATAACCCATTGCTCCTTCTTCACGAATTGGCTTTTCTCCATCTGTAATCTCATATTTGCCTACGAATTTGTTAATGTAAGACTCTAATGATGTCCAATGCGCATTTATCATATTTGGAGAAGAGTTCGGCATACCTCCGTATTTTTTTTCATCAGCAGATAATTTCATCGGGTCCTTGTCAAATCGACTTACCTGATAACCTCTATATCCGTTTCTATAAAAATATTCCAACATCGATTGCTTATTGTTCTCAGTCAAAATTGGCATAGAATAAAAAATACTAGCCATTAATGCATCTTCAAAAAACATTTCAGCATCTTTTGGTCGGCAAATGTACTCTAAGAAAAATTCATTACTTGGCGCATTGTTAATATTATATCCTGTCAATCCATGAATTGCTCCTCTTGAACCTAAATTTTGCTGAACTCCATTTTCTGTATCTACTAATTTTGAATCTACAACAGCATCTTTATCATAAGGGTCACAAGCTAACGTACCCGAAAATGGACTTGCCGGACATTTAGTTCTTATT